GCAAACTCCCATCCGCCATCTCTTGCTGAATCAAGCTCATCACGTCTTTCTGAACTTCCGGGTCCATCTTCAGGAACCCGGCCGCGAGTTGTAGTTGTTCCGGAGTCATCTCCGGCTGATTCTTCCGCGTCGTCAAGCTCGATAGCATCGCGGACCATTCGCTCTCCGGGAAAAAATCCGCGAGGGCCTCCATCACCGCCCCCCGCGCCCGCGTGATTGCTTCCTTGCGAATTTGCTTCTGAAATTCGGCAGCCGGCTTGCGACGTTCCCTGAGCTGTTCGTCGCACGCCACCGATAGCACGCGGACCAACGCCTTGACGTCTCGATCGATGGCTAACATCCCGCCGGCCGATAGATCTGCCAGGTCGACATTGGCTTCCGCCGCGATGCGATCCAGCAGGAACCCGTCGAATTCCAGCCGCCACTCTTGCCCCAGTGCGTCGGTGAATTTGCTCATGCTCTTTTCTCCCGGCCCGATAGGAAAAACGCCCCACCGGGTCGGGCACCGGCGGGGCGAAGTGTGCTGCCGGACACAGGAACGGCAGATAATCATCCACTACGGTGTTACGTCGTACAGGGCTACACAGTAGATCGTTGCGGTCGATCCAGAAGCATTCGTGATAAAGACACTGGCCGTGATATCGGTGCCCAAGAGAAACGAGTCGTACGACTGGGTGTGCCATACATAGGGTTCGTTGGCCTTCAGGGCGATCGTGTCATCCGCCGCGGCCCCGGAATTGGTCTCGAAAGTCACGTCCTGATCTGATTCGAGGTAGAATGACACGCAGGCGGAAACGTCGAGATCGAAGTTGATTTCAAAGTCGGTCTCACTATCAGCGACGGTTTCGCCATCAATCAAGTTTACGCCGGCCTGCGTGTACGAGATCTCCTTGTTCCGAGCTACGCCGGAGCCATCGACCCCGAGTTTAAGTGTGTGAGTCGCCATCTGCTATTCCTCCTATGTCGTCGTCGAGTTCGCTCGACGATTCCAGGCCAAGGATTGATTGAACGGAAATAGTGTCTTCAGGGGGATTGTCGCCGGCCGCCGTATAGTGGACCTCGCCATGATATAGGCCGTCGCTCATTTCAAGGCGGCCGGTGAACCCTTGGAACACGTCGCCCGAATCCGCATCCAGCTTGCCCGTCGCCGCATTGAGTTGTCGCAGCGTGGCTTTCGTTATACGAATCATGCCGGTCTCCTCTCATCAGGTCGTGATGAAATCGCGGGCGTAGGCAGAGGTCGGGCGCAACTCGAACTCGACCGTTTGCCCGTCTGCAATCGCCCCGGGGCTGCTGTACTTGATCCAGCAATCTCCGTCAAACGCCACTTCGCCCGCGACGACCCGCTTGAACAGGAACGCCTTGCCCACCGGTGGATTTGCATCTGCCGCCGCCAAGAGAGCCGTCATGTTGGCATCGCCGTCGTGGTAGACCATCGAGAATGTCGGCTGTGAATTCTTTTTGACCGGATACTCATCCATCACCGGCAATGCCGAGCCGTCGCCACGATCGGGCAGGTCGACGAAATCAAAATCAGCGCCACCCGGATCGGCGTCCACAAGGTTGTCGTCGATATGGGTACTTGCGGTACTTCCGGCCGTCCCGTAATAGACGGCCATCTCGTGGCCCTTGCGTTTCTTCGACATGATCTACTCCTAAGAAATCGCCCCTTTCCACTCACGGTGGAATCGGGCTAGGTTTCGTTGTAACGCCGGATACATGGTGGGCCGTTGGGGAAATCGCGTGCCACCTCGCATTCCACCGTGCTCGTGTACTTGCATCGCCTGGTCAATCTTGCTCGCTGCAAACCCGATCACGGCACCTGCCTTATCGGCCTTATAGAGGATCGCACGCTTTGCCAGTCCACCACCCCGGCCGCGTTTCGAGCGAATAGGACCACCGGGCGGTCCCGGCTTTCGCCGTCGTGGTTCGATGCTCTTGCGAGCCGCCTTGCGGATGCTCGCGGCAGCGTGGGAGAAGCTGCGGTAAGCCCCTTTGTCGGCTGCCTTTTGCACCCGTTGTGGCGTCGCCTTGAATTGCACTTGCGTTCCGAACATCAGGCACTCGCTATCCGCTTCGTTCGCAACAGCCATTCCCGCCCGCCCGCATAGCTCTCCGCCGCCGGCATGTTGGGCTGGCTCATCACTTCCCATGTCACGTCATCCGCATCAACCAGCCTGTCTCCGGCAGCGGGCGTGACGGCTGATTCGTCGATCACGTAATCCGCCTTGGCCACGAGCCATTCGCGGTCTACAAATGAAGTTTTGACCCCCATTCGGGTTTGCGTCTGAATCTCCGACCCCTGCCCCGTCCATGAGGCAGAAACGCTTGCGGTCGAATCCGACCCGCGTTGCAGCGTGACCGTCTCGCCAAACAGTGAGGAGTAGACGGGCTCGCTAGTTGCGTACAGTGAATCAAACGCACTGCTCATGGTTACGGCACGTCGTCTCCGGTGCTCGCGTCAATGACGTTGCTGAACAGGTAGCCGAGGGCGGTGTAGAAAATCTTCTCCTCGGTTTCGTGACGAACACGTACCACGTCGCCGCGGCTGGAGTCCTCGTAGTACATCTCGATCGTGCCGCCAATCTGCGAGCCGTCTTCGCTCCAGTGGACCGTGCGACACAAACAGGGCTCTTCGGGGTTCGACGTTCGAGCCAACCTAGCGAGCATCGCGTACTCGTCGCTCCACGTCGGAGCGATTGACACGTCCTGGCCTTCGTTGGCCGAATCGCGAGCGGAGTCCGCGACGATCACTTCGTCCAGGTCGAAGCAGTTCGCCAAGATTTGGCGGGTAATCAGGGCCGGCTCGATGGACCGACCGGCACCGCCGGACTCCAGCTTATCGATGATCTCCGTCGAGTTGTTCCGGAGGGAATCGAACTGCCGCTTGTTGATGATGAGCGCGTTGGGATAAAGGCCAGTTGCCTCCCACATCGCCCGCTTCCCTTTGGTGACGTCGGTGATCGGGACAGCGGACCCCCAATCGTTCCACTCTTCGGTTATTGCTGCCGTGTAGCTGGTAAACGTGGTCGCGTTGTAGAGCAGGCTGGCCACGCGATACTCGTATGCACGTAGCACTTGATCGAGCGCGATGCGGGTCGACATTGCCTCGAAGTCGAACCACTCGCGATAGATCGCAGCGCGCCGCCGGTCGATCGGCAATTCGATGCCGTTCTCCGCGGTCTCAAAAGTGAAGTCCTCGAAGGTGTACCCGGTGCGCTGGTAGTTGCCGCGTGAGTCACGACCGGTCTGCGGCTCCTTGAGAAATTGCTTCAGGTCGATCAGCCCCATCGTGCCTTTCTGGTCGGCCACGTCGGCTACTGGGGCCACGCGGTTGGCAATGAACCCGTTGCGGTTCATCTCCATATCAAACTGGAACAGCATCCCGAGGTCGGGACGGAAGCCGCTGAGAGTCGTAGAAGGGGAAGGCATAGCTTGGTCTCCATGAAAAAAGGGGCCGGCGGTTTCCCCGCGCGGCCCCCACAGGCCAAGCGATGTGGGTCGCTACCCGGGGGATCAATCCCGGGGCGGCCCTGGAAGTCGTGCGAATAAACCACACGACCCAGGTTAGTTGTCGTTAGGATGCTGGGGTTCCGATTCCATAGGTCAAGTATGCCTCGGCGGCACCCGTCACGTTGGTTACGACAATGATGAACTCTCGAATCTCGCCATCCGCCACAACGAGGACTCCATCGTCTGTTGATCCGGCTCCGCCGGCCACCGTAATATCGTCGCCGGCCCCGCCCTTGTTGTTGATGATAAACCGGAAACTGTCACCGACCTTGCAGTCGGTGATACCCGCAACCAGATTCGCGGCCGTCGGGAGGGTATAGGTCGCAGCAGCGGTGGGAGTAGCGTCGAGGATCTTCGTGAGTAGTTGTGCGACGGTGATTGTGGCGGTATCAGCCGTCGCCGATAGCGTCATCTTTTCCACGAACGGATCGGTGACCTGAACTACTCCGGTCGTTCCCTTTGCGCTAAGTTCAAGGGAAATATGGGTGTCGTCCCCTGTTGCGGCCAGCGAAGGAGCGCCCCCAGTAGCAGCAGAAGCAACTGTGACTTCATTGACGGACGTAGCAACGGAATCCAGAATGAGGATTTCCTCGCCCTCAGAATTCTGGAGCGTGATCCCAGTATCGGCTTCGCCAGTACAAGCAATTGTCGGGTTGTTCCCTGTCGCGGCTGATGCGATCGTGATCTCGTTTACCGAACTGGCTACCGAATCGAGAATCAGGATTTCTTCCCCATCCTTGTTGGCGAACGTGAGCCCGGTATCGGCTTCGCCTTCAGCCCGGATGATCGGGTTGTTGCCGGTGGCGGCGTTGACGATCCCGACATGGTTCACCGCGCTGGCCGTCTCGGTAAATTCGAGACACTCCAGCCCGTCGAAGCCGATGTAGGCCGTGGTGCCGCCCACTACGTCCCCGAGCCAGCAAGCGGTGCCATCATGGGCGCCGAACTTGACGTAATCGGTAATCGGCGTCGTGTTGCTATGGACGTAGATGGTCGGGTGAGTATCGGCCGACACGGCCCAGTCCGAAGCCCTTGCGGCCTTGTCGGTGATGTGTAGGGCATTGTTCGTGTCGCCAAGCCCAACAACCACCGTATGGTTATCCGCGTCGCCCGTCGACCACATGAGGATCGCGTCATCCCCCGTGCCGAATTCGAGCAATTCGTCATCCGCCCAGTCCTCGTCGACGTCCTCGCCGAACGTGGCCATCACTTCGAGGATGTCCTGGTCGGTCGTAACCGTCTCGAAGGCCGTCCCCTCCAGGATCGTGCCGCTGCTGGCGACCTCGCCATCGGCCGCCGCGAAAGCCTGGTTCCCGCCAGTGATCGCACCGGCGGCGACCATCTTCCGGGTGCCGCTCGCGTTAGAGAGCAGGAGCGTGACCTTGTCACTGACAGCCAGCACGGCGTCTTCGTTGACGCCGACGCTAGCCGTAGCCGCATCGCACAGGCTGACAGTCGGCGGGCTGGTCGATGCGTCGCTGACGTACCATCGCAAGTTAGCCCCCGCAGTTTCGCTCGCGATAAAGGTTTTTCGCGGGCCGTCTACCATTTGGGACATGATTTGTCTCCTTGGTTTGTTTGGCGTGTTCGTTGTGATTTTACTCAGGCCCGGCTGCCACGATAAGACGACGGACCAACATTGGCGTTGTGTGCCTCGACATAGGCCGCGTGCATCTCCGGCTGCTCTTTTACGACAGCCTGAATCGCTTCAGGCTTTTTCAAGCCCGTCTTGAGCTTCTCGTCGACCGCCGACTGAAACGCGGCCAGCGGCTCACCGACATCAGTCGACTTGCCGTTTCCGCCGCCGAGCATGTCAACGCCCGGCTTGCCGGCCTTCGCCTTCTCGGCCTCGGCCTTGGCTTCGGCCGCTTGCTTCTCGGCCTCGGCCTTGGCGTCTTCGGCTTCCTTCCGGGCAGTCGCGTCGGCTTCGGATCGGCGTTGCAATTCACCCATCCATGCCTTGGTGGCGTCTTCGGCCGTCGCTTGTACGTCCATCTGCTTGCCCAGAAACTCGGCGTCGGCACCGGGGCAGCACGACTTCAGTTCCGTCCACGTAGCGGGCTTTGGCCCTTTGTCTTCGCTCATGGTTTTACTCCTGCTACGCCGCGTTTGGGCGGCTAGGTCCAAAAGTACATAATCGAATGAACTGATTCCGTCGATCAGTCCAAGCTGCCGGGCGTCGTTGGCAAGCCACATTCGCCCCTCGGCCAGAGATTCAACCCTGGCCAATGGCAATTTCCGGCCAGCCGCTACGCCAGCAGTGAATTCGGTTTGCGTCTTGTCGACAATCTCTTGCCAGATTTGCCGCTGCTCCTCAGTCACTTCGGTTCCGGGAAAACCAGCCCCCTTCAGTCGACCCGATCGAATCACGACGGCCTTGATACCCTGCATCGCCGCGGCGCTGCTCATGTCGTAGAGAGCCATGAACGTGCCTATTGACCCGACTTCGGCGGTTGCGTTGTTCGCAATGATCTTGCTGGACTGCGATGCCACCCAGTAGGCTGCCGACGCCGTGACATCCTCGACGAATGACCAAACAGGTTTCTTCGCCGCCGCCTGCCGAACCTCTTCGGCCAAGTCGGCTGTCCCCGCCACCGTTCCGCCTGGCGAATCAATGCGAAGCAGGATCGCGTCTATGCCATCGTCGTTCGCTGCGTTGCGCACCGCTTGGCGAATACGAATCATCGACCCGCTACCAGTGAGAGATGACCCTCGTTTGGTCATTGTCCCCTGGATGTCGATAATCTGGATCGCCGCCTCTCCGGCTGCCTGCTTTCGCTGCGAGGCTGCCGCGATGTTTTGCCCGACGTTTGATGAAACGTGCTTGGCCAAATCCAACTGCCGGACCTGATCGAGAAGAACACTAAAGCGGGTTTCGTCGACAAGCCATAGTCCGACGTATTGCTCTAGGTCGAGCCCGAGGTCGGCAACTGATTTTGTGTCAAGGACAAGGGCATCATTCATCGGCTGCCCCCTGCGTAATTGGTTGTTGACTTGATTCTGTCGGCGTCACCTGCGCCCCGACGCGATCCGGCGTCGGCAAGCAAAGCACTTCCCGCCACGACACGCGGTCGGGATCGTCGGGGAATTCGCCGTTGACTGCGGCAGCCTTCCGTTTGGCATTCCGGATCACATCGCCGTTATCCTGGATCGCTTCCTCGCTGATCTCCCACCAATCAAAACCGTTCTCTGCCGCTAGTCGCCGCGGGCTAGTCTGGAGATTCCGCACACGCAGGATACCGGCAGAAGCGTCTTTCATCGGCTCGATATACGGCCACCGTGGCGGATTCCAGCGGTGGGCGAACAACTGCTCTCCGATTCGCCCATACTCCGCCTCTAGGATGCGATCCTCGGACATCCACTGCCGGACCTTCCAGCGATAGACGCGAGCGTGAAACGATGTTGCAAGCCATCGCTGCAAGTTCCTGAACCCGAGACGGGCCTGATCCATCGCGCCACGCCAGCCGGAAAAGTTGGTCTGCTTGGGATCAAGGAGCAACAGTTGAACCGGGAGCCCGAGGTTGATGCTGATGAAGGTCAGAATCAACATGGAGTGCTCAAAGAATTCGGGGTTCGGCACGTTGGGTGAGAACCCAACCAGCTTGCCGCCGGGCCGGCTCCGGTATCTCATGCCCGGCCCAAGTCCATCCAGATCTCGGCTCGTGCCGTCGCTCAGCGTCTCGGTGGATTGCACGCCTGTAGCCCCGGCCGCCGACTTCGCTCCGCCTGGCAGCCCCGGCGGCATTTCTTCGAGGATCGCATAGGATGCGGCCACGCGGGCCTTGATGAGTTGCGCGAATTGCAAATCATCGTGATGTTCTGTCGCCATTCCAAACGGAGCGAACGCGGTGAATCCTCGCGTCTGGCTCTTGCGCTTGGGATGATAGCAGTGAATCACCGCCCGCTCGTCACGCCCAGTGATCCTGTCCCGTTGCCTTGCCGGGTATTTCCGAATGTTCCCAACCTTGGTCACGATCGAGGAAATCCCGACTTCCTCTTTTGTCAGCCAGTATTCGAGCCGCTTGCGCGTCGTTTCATCCAACAGCACACCGAGCACGACGTTTCGGCTGGTGTTGCTCGGTGTCTTACAGCGGTGGGCCTCTCAAGTCTCCAGGGAGCCGGTGTCGGCGATTGGAAGATGGAGAATGTCGCAGTCAACGATGCTGTGGCGAAGAGTCAGCCGTTCGAGCGTGTGGAAATCCGCCTCCCCGGCCAGGTCGCAGGCATCCTCATTTTCCGCCCACGCCTTCCAGCGTGCCGTAAGGTCATCATCGAGCGACGATCGACGCCGCTTGCCCTCTCGCCGCTCATCGGCGGTCAACGGCTCCACCTGGGTATCGAGAGAAAAGCCATCCTGGATTACGTTGGCAACGAGGCGATCGACGGCTTGGCCCACCACAATATCGTTCCGGTCGATGTCCCGGCTGAGTTCCATCGCGCGGAAAAACTGAGATTCCGAACGATAGTGGTAGTCGGCGTGTTTGCCGACGGCTGAGACCCCGGAACGCGAGCGGCGGAACCGGGTCTGCTTGGACAGGTCGTAGTCGGCCCGCAGCTCATCAAAGGCGTCGTTCAGCGTCGGACTGCCGATGTCGATTCTGCGGCTCATTAATCACCCCGCGCGAAGGTAAAATCGGGGTGAATCACGGCGGCAGAATCCGTGTCATTCAGGGCGAGCCACGCCTCCACCTCTTGCAGCATCCCGCGGATTTCGTCGAGCCGGAACCCAAAACTCTGGTTTCCGCCGCTACCACCCCGGCTGGCCTGCGAAGGCAGTTTCGGGATCAATCGCCGGCAGGCGGTACGAAACAGCTTGGCTTTGGCGACCGACGCATCAGCATCGTAGTCGGCGTTTTCGTCGAACGCGGCGAGAGTGGTTTCCAGAGATTCGGCAGCCATAGTGATATGATAGGCGAGGGGGCCGCCGGTTTAGAATACCAAAACGGTCAATCCGAATCGGATATGTATTCCAGCATCCAACGCACCACTTCCCCAGGCCGCTGCACCGGGCGTCCGTCCTTCGTCGTGGCGCCCGTCTGCTGAAGTCCACGCAGAAGTCGCTTCATCGCTAGCTGCTGCTCGCGAGTCTTCAGCCGGGCCTCAACGTGTCGTGACAGGTATTCGCCGTTGCCAACAACCCCTAGGGGAACCTCGATTATAGCGGTCCCCTTCGCCACCGGGCTGGTAGTGTCTGCTCGTCTACTCGTCTTCTTCGCCATCCGTGTTACCTCCCAAGGTCCACAATCGGTCCTGTGTAATCGTCTACATGCTGATCGCGTTCGTTCATCTCGCAAACAAACTGCCCAGCCGCAAGCCCGAGATAGGTTGCATCCAGGTAGTGATTTTCTCGTTGCAGCACCTTGAACACCTTCATAAATCCTCGATCCTGGTGCCACTCCTCGACCTGCTTCTCCGCCGCAATTTGCTGGGCAAATTCCTGGTGTTGGTATTGGTCGGGCGTCCAATACAGCGACACGGCCCCGGCGGACTGCAACTCCATCGACAAGCCTTCTTGTACTCTCGCCTTCCAGAAATCGGCGTTGACGTGGACCAGATAGATTTGGTCGTCCACCTGTAACCGCAAGTCAAACTCTTCGCCGAGATACTGCACAGAACTCGTTAGCTCGCGCGGCTTGTAATACCGCGTCATCTGCTTGTGAGCCTCGGCAAAGCCTTTCGTCGGCCGGTAAATTTCATCGCCGAACTCCCGCCCGATCTCCGCATTCGTGGCATCACAAAATTGATACACCGGCTGTTTGTGCTCGTGATACCCGCTGTCAATCCAGACCTGCTGCGGCTGGCAAACGTGCCCGTCGGCGGACTGCCAGCCGCTGTCAAAATGCACCCGCAACAATGCGAACGCATCGAACATCCCCTTCAGCGTCCCGACTGTCTTCGCTTCCGTTTTCTGCTCACCGTAGTCAATCACCGCCGCCCGATTTTCCGGCAAGACCGCCAGCGCCACCCAGTGAATCCGATACTTTCCGGTGTCGATCCCAACGACCACGGCTAGAGCATTCTCCGGTACGATGCCCTGCTTCGCTATGGTCATGCGTTTGCGAATCTCTTCTGGGTCGACCGGCGTAAGGTCGATGTCTGCCGATTCGTAGGGAATCGACCAGATAAATTGCCGCGCCGCCCGCTCGGCAGAATCCTGGTTGACGGCACGCTTGGTGAGCCATTCGTCTTTTCCCAACCTCGATGTCCGAATAAATGGATTGTCGAACGCAGACCACTGAAGCCCGAAGGTCTCCGTCTGCGGTACGTCCCCCGTGATCTCGCCGTCCGGCGATACCTCCTGTCCGCGGTGAACGAGCAGCGTTTGCCCGTGCATCCGCTTTCGCTCTTCGTCTCCGAACGTCTGCAAACACGCCGGGCATTCCCATTTTGCCGCCGCCCCGGCCGCGAATTCGTCGGCCGTGTCCTGCCAGCCTGTAAGATGCTCCCGCTCCCACGTTGCCCAATGGCCGCAGCACGGGCACGGATGATAGAGCCGGCTGTCTGTCCCCTTGGTGATCTCCTGCCAGATACGGCCCTCCGGAATCGACACTGTGCATTCCATCAGAATCTGTCGGCCGTAGTCGCGAAACGCATTGGTACGGGCTTCCATCTGCCGGATGGGGTCGGTCTCGCGCGACACCTCACCCGGCGTGTCGTACTTGTCCACCTCGGTCATTACGAGGTTGCGCGTCGTGGGGCCAGCGAGCCCGGCATCCCCCTGGCCGGCAGACATGAACTTGAGCCGCCCCCCGTTGGTGAACGTCACCGAATCTTTCAGGTTGCCCCCCTTGGAAC